GCATAACCACTACGATATATTTCATGTTCTAACATAGGATCCACAGCAATCAAGCCGTCTAGTGTATGTTCTCTATAGATTGCATTACAACCCCATACTTTACCAGAATACTTTAACATATCAACAGGTATTGTCTTACGGCTTTCACCATTCCCTAATACAAATAAATTACTCATTTTAACTCCAATAAATCTGTGTTCTCATAAGTACCAAATGTGCCTCTCGTAAAGAAGTTTGCACCCAAAGCATAACGTGGTGTGTCACTTTCATTTGGTGTTGTGAGATGTGTTACATATCCTGGAAACATGATAACATCACCGGTTTGTACTTTGAATGTCCATGACTTGGCATTGAAATTATTATATCTGTTTATTTTCCAGTTAAAATCAAAATGCGGAAACATATTATTCTGTTCTACAGATAACACTATGTCGCCACTTTCACATTGAGGATAATAGACCATGGCTAATATACTGTTTGGGTGGGTGTGAGGATGATGGGTGCTATTCTTATCATTTCGTGTAAACCATGTTTGTGTTAAATAGAACTCATTATCAATTTCCAGTGTATTCTTTACAAAGTGTTGTCCTGTCTGTAACATAAAACGTTGTACTCTTTCAAGTCCCGGTGTATTCAATACCGTATGATTTTCGCTTATATGCACACCTTGATGTGCAGGACCATCGCTTAACCGTGTGCCACCACTCTCATTCGTAAGTATGTGTAGTTCATCATCAGTTAATCTAAAGTTCGTTCCTGAATGAAAAATAGGACAAGCAGTAAAACTGACTATCTCCGTATTGCTAAATTCAACTCTTATATCATTCATAATCTACGTTTAATACTATTCGTCTTGGTTCTTTTACAGGACTTGTACTTGTATGAAAAGTTTCTCCGTCAAAGAATATACCAGTATTCTCTATAGGGTGTATCTCCATATCTTTTGTTAAGTCTGTTGTGGGAAATCCTTGCCACTTTTGTTTGTATAATATTGTACAGCCATCACCAACGATATAGTGTAGAAATACTTTATGTGGTATATCCCAATCTACATGTGGCGGATGAATTGTTTTTCGTTCTTGTTGTAGAAGTAAATTTAATTTTACTCTTAAAATTTTTTTATAGTTTGTTACCTCTTTTAATTGTTCTAATACACTAGGTGCAAGAGTAGATGTTTCTTCACCACGATTATATATCTGATGTGTCAGCATAGGCACCTCTTTGGTGTTGGGTAACTGTATCGTTGTAATGTGTTTAGGGTCGCTTGTGTGTATGCCTAGATACCAAGGGAAGTCCTCACTTATTATATAATCACGTTCTTTTAATGTAAAATTTACTCTCATAACATTTTCCTCAATTCAAGTTTCATTCTATCTTTGTTAAATTGTACAAAAGGTTTATACTTTAAAATCTTTTGTTTTACTGTAGGCCATATATATGTTTCTTCTATATTCTTATCTAGTGTTCTACTATAGTTCAATAGAGTTTCCAATATACACATTGTTTCAAGTGTTATCTTTTTTGCCATATACATTTTCAGTATAGGTGGGTGTTGCCGTCTATAACACTTAAATAACTTATCAAAGTTGCCCTCTGTTTTCTTCAACAGTTTTTCCATATCAATCTTAAAGTAATATGTTAAACCGTCTATTCTCTTACGCCATTGTAGATAAGAATCCTCATTCATATCTTTAATGTATGGTGTCTTATTGATTATATAGTTACTGACAAAATAATCAACAATTTCGTCACCATATTTTCTGGCTGCCTTGACAAAAAAGTACCTATCATTTCTTTGTGTGAAGGTCTCATATTTTGCCTTAGTCGTTCCGCCATATCTAAAGAAATCAAATTCATCTTTTGTAAAATGTAGTTTGATTGCCAAATACTTTTTGTATGCCTCATACCCTTCTTTCATTAGTTACTAAATGTACCTACTATCCATAATGTACCAAATATAAGTAATGTTATTGTTACTGGTTCCATGTTTATACTCCTGGCAATGTTGCCGTTTTTGGAAGAAAATGTAAGTCCTGTGCATTAGACTTTATCTTTTCTTTCAGGTTTCTGTTTATCAAATGAGTTACTTGGTCTGGTTCTATTTGTTTTTCTTCACAATAGTTCAGTACAGCATCCATGTGTGATATCTTTTTTGTAGAGGCTCGTTTTTCTATTACCAGAGCGAATTGTTTAGGTGTCATTTCTGTTTTTCTCCAATAGACGCTCTGTTAATTCATCAGCGTCAGCATTTAGTCTTTTTTGTTTTTGTTCATAGAATAATATATGACATATCAACGCATAGTTAGCCATATCAATCAATGTATCACCAATTGTTTCGTCTTGTACTTTAAGTTCGCCTTGTTTAACAAAAGACATCAAGCGACTAAACTTATCACCTATTCTTATTGCAACACTTTGCCATGCCGGTATGCCACCTAACTCACTTGTTCTAAAGTTTTGAAAGATGTCCTCTTTACTGGCATAATCATGTCGTTTGATATTATGTACTCGTTTCATTTCTTCTAATAGACGGTAAAATTCTTCACTCTGTTTCATTGTTTCCTTGTGTTTGTTGTGGATAATCTGGGAAAAATTGCCAGTTTTGACCGTATGCCAAAACGCATGTCTCACCGGTCTCTGGTACAGTCATCAATATACTGCCAGAGTTCCGTATAAAATTATAAGAAATTGTTATAATACCTAATACTTCACCTTCTGGTGTGCCTGATGTTCGTACATCAGCACCAGCAATTGGTAGTTCATTAAACAAATCTAAAGATGTTTCAAACATAAACGCTGTATCGCCACAGTAAATTGGTACTTGACGAAGCGTTAATTGTGCTGGGTCATAGTATGGATTTGCTTTGGTGTCTGTCGTTATTGAAACAATCACTATAAATGTTAGAAGACCTATCAATAATCTTAAATCTTTAATTATTTTCATTTTTTTCTACCCATTTGTAAAAGTCTGTTATAGCGTCTTTCAACTGAGGAAGATAGTCTGCTTTGTTCTTTCTAAACACCTGTGTTGTACCTTCTTCCGTCACTACTAATATTACCACTTGCGATACTTCTTCACCAAAATGTTCTTTGTACATTTCTGCATAAGCACTACCTTGAATAAAATAGTTCTCTATCCAGTCTTCCTTCTTCTCACCTTTAGATGTTTTAAAATCTATGATTGATAAAACGCCATCATACTCACCAATACAATCACAGCGACCTGCTACTGTATAATCTGTTGAGTACATTTGTGCTTCTTGTAATCTAATATTATTTATATTTTGCAATTCAGGTTTAAGCACCTGAAACATCATTCTTGGTAGAAATTGTTTTTTATATTTCTCGTTCTCATCTATATTGAGATTGTTGAGATAATCCTCAACCATATTATGTACGGCTGTGCCTCTGTTAGCGGCAGTAATCATTACATGATTTGCAACTTGTTCGCCTACTTTCTTACGCCACTCTAATAGTCCTTGCTTCTGACGAATAGACAATACACTAGTGATTGACGGATATACTTCTTTTGTTTCTAGGTGTTCGTAAAAACGTTTACCTGATACATTCTTTGCCTTCAATGGAGGCATGTTCCCTTGTGGGGTAACGTGATTAAACATTATATAATCCTTTTCTTTAATCTATACTGCATATTATAACACAGTATAGAAGAAAAGTCAAGCCTTAAATTAATTTTTTTGCCGTTTCTGTTGTTTCATCCACACGTCTTGTCCAGCCTCTGCCAAATGTTTCAAACGTGGATAATTCTTCGTAGTATTTTTGTCTGTTTCTTTGATAATTGTCAACAGCATGTTCAACGTTAAACTTTTCAACGTATTCATTGACTTTTGCCAATGTCATAGGTCCTATACCACCATCTACCGGTAATGCAGCTACAAGTGTTTGTAGATACTTAGCCGCTCTGCCTGGTCCTGCATTTACAGCAAAGTCAAAGACACATAGGTCTAAGCCTTCTGGTAAATCATCACAGCGACATTTATCCCAATAATTCTTTTTGTATATAGGTTCAACATCTTCCTGTGTTAATTCTTTCATATCTTTTGTACCACCAAATTCTTCATATACTCTTTTAGTGACACCAAGATTTGTTTCACCACCTGGGTCTTTAGGGTGATTTACATACCCACCTTCATGGTGT